ATGTTTCTTGAAATGATATTTGAAATCGTGATCGTATTTGACCCCGATCTTTCGTTCCGTGTCCACAACAAGCTGCATCAACTGTCCCCTCGAATAGCTTATATGGACCTCGGAATCGTCCCGCTGGCCGCCCCTGCGTTTTTCTTTCTGTTCGCCCATTGTTTTCCCGAATTAATCACTACCTTTACGTTGTCGGCGTTAGGGGTGATCTTTCGGGATTGCCTCTTTTTTATTTCCGCAAAATCAGATCTTCATTTTCCGGCAATTCATATCTTTTGCCATTCAAAATTTCGGTACATCTTTGGTTTCCCGCCTCAACGTCCGTATCGCCCGGTCTATGGCATCTCCGATAATCGTGGGGTTCGGCTGTTTTCCCCGGCCGCCCCGCCGCCATTTCCGAAAATGATGCAGAATGCGGACAGCCTGAACCTCGTCCGGCTTGTCGTCCTGAAAACTGCACATTTCCCCGCAATGCCGTATATTCCGGGTAATGATACATTGCCCGTAGCCGTCTATGCCTTCATTCTTCAGAAAAGCACACTCGCCGCACTTACAGTACTTTTTCATCTTTCTCTAATTCTGCAATCAGGGCGTCGGCCATGCTGCATGAAGCTTTAGCTACTATGATCTCTGATCCAATAATGTTAAGACCATTGTGAGACGCTAATCCTCCAGCTATATGCCCGGCATACACCCGCCGCCAGTACTCGCGGTCAGTATTTAAGTTTTGCTTAATAGCTGGATCGATCATTTCGCGCTTATCCTCGATATGATTTCCATACTCCCCACGTTCCAGCTTCTCCAGATAGTCGTCGTCGCGCATCATAAGGTCGGAAGCGTCTTTGAAATCTTCAATGATTTCACCTCGTTCTGTATGTGAGGCGCTTTGCTCCCAATCGCCCATATCAATTAAGGCCAATATGGGCTTCCTACCGCACCCTTTGCAGTCAAATGCGATAATTCGCGCATTCCTCCCATCCCTCGTGCACACCGCCGCTCCTCGCTTGGCAGCCTCCAAATCGAAATTCTTCATGGTTTATTCAGTTTTAAGTTTCTCATAGCGATTTCCACATCCACACAGAAGCCGGTTCATCATAATCGGCATAATCTTCATACCCCCGGCGTTTATACCAATCGTGCATCCATGCTGACCTATCGGTCCATAAAACGCATGAATCATAGCCTAACGCGCGAGCAATATTCTCCAGCGTGGTCAATAGTTCATTTCCATAGCCTTTTCGTCGCTTACGACGGTCTACCTTTACGTTCTTGAACACGGCGACGGATTGTCCTCTATGGCTGTATATGTCCGCTTTGCTGCATCCGTGTAGGGTTACGTGCAATTTCAAGTCAAGCATGTTCTCATTCTTTTACAAATTTCACATCTTCGTCCGCCCCGATGATTCCCTGGCGGCGCAGGCGTTTGATGAAGTTCTTCATGTTCAACGCCTGTTCGTAGTAGCAGTCCTTTTCGACCTTCACATTGAATCGGTGTCTAATCTGCATCTTCGGACCTTTCTCCGGATCATAGCAATACCCCGAACGTATCTCTACGATCGCTTTCGAAGCCTCCCGCGTAGTCGCATTGAACCTGTAAAGGGTGTGGCCGGGGACCTTCGTCAGCCGACCGATCAGTTTATATTCGTTCTGTTTCTTCTCGACGGCTTCGATCTGCGCCTTGCAAATCTTCTCGTTCGTGAGGCCGCCATGTGGGGTTAGAATATCCATAGCTCTATTCGTGAATCTCGCGCCAGCCGATGACTTGCTCATCCGATATTTCCCATTCTTCGGAATCGGCGTACCACCACCCCTCGTCACCCCGGTCTGCTAACGCATAACCTCTTCCGAAGTTGAGTTTTACTAACACAACCTTTTCAATAGGCGGCAACTCCTCTTTCGGGTCATGCCAACGGATCAGCTCTTCACGCTCATCTTCAGCCCCCTGGCAATACGCCGCAAAGGCCGCATCGGCTCGTTCGCCTTTCAAGTCATGCGCATCTCGTCGGTATTGGTTCGCGTATTCTCGTGCTCTTTCCTCAATCGTTTCCATATTTCAAATTCTTTAAAGTGTTTAAAGATATTTACAACTTTTTCGAGATTTTGCGAGAATCTCGCTATTTCACCAAATCCACTTCTTATCGCCGAAACACTTTCGAATAATGTCATCTCTGTCATCATCGGACGACATCCTCCATTTATATCTGTCGCAAATGATATTCCCGACATATTCTCCCGTATTCTTATAAACCGACACAACTACATCGTTGCTGCCAGCTAAAGGTTCTGTAATATAGTAAGCCATCTCATTGCTATTTTACAAGTTCGAATTCGTACACCACGACCCACGGATTCGAAGCCCACGTTCCCCGGCCGGAAACCTTGTCGATCAGTCTGGCGAAGGCTTCGCGGGGAGTGTTATACCACCCTCGGGCAAACCATCCTTCGGCCTCATTGAAAAAGCCATCGAACCCGTAATGATGGCATTTTTTGCCTTTGCCGACATACTCGTTAACAAAAATTCCCTCCTTAATGCAATCCTCGTCCGAAATGTCCCGCAACCGTTCGCACTTGATTCCGATGATGCGGATTTGGTGGGGCATAAGTTCCGCTTTGGTGAACATCTTGTTATTCCACCCTGCAAGGTCATGTACGCTTTCGATGGATATTTTATGCGCTTTAGCCACCTGGGGCAAAAACGTATAGACATCCGGATGCCCGGCGGCAATCGTCGAATAGCTCTGTGCCACGGCCACGACTTCGCCGACCTTATAGCGGGTATACTTCGAGTGCCTGACATCAATAAAATCCCCGTATTCGTTTTCATAAACCAAGGTGTCGCCCCTTGTGTCCCACGTAAGTCCGAAGAACTCATCAGGAATCAACCGTCGCGTCATGGTCTTTCGACCCTCGATCACCGCCTGCGTCAAGCCGTAGCAGTCGTTAAACATGATTTTCTGCATAGTTATTTCTCGTTGAAATGTTCGATAATCTCCTCGACCGTGGCTTTGCGGCAAACAAGAGAATAATCAAGGTTTGTATTTCGATTTTTGTGCACACAATACGAACTTCCGGCTAACTCAGTCACAAAATACTGTTCGTTGTCATTCTCGTCGTTCATAGCCGCCAGCGCCTTGAACAGCTCGATGTTTTCGCCACAGTCAATAAATGCTGGTGATTTGGGTGTCTTAGCCCAAATACCAACATAACCATCCAAATCAGGATCGTAAGGTTCCGTAACTATTACCCAGTCTTTATGATAATCGCTTGATGTGACGGCAGGAGATACATACCGGCCTATACTCGACAGCCACACAGCCAGTTCTTTCCGCTTCTCCGCATCCTCGACGCGGACAAAGCACGGGGTGGTGAATTTCATCCTATTCTTGTCGTTTTAGATTGTTTGTCCTGTTGATCTCCGCGGCGACTGCTTCGACGGTCTTGCCCCGGCCTCGGCCATTGCGGCGCACTCGCTCTATCTTCTGAAACCGACGAATAACTCCAGTAGGTTGAAGGTATTCGTCAAGACCCGAATAGGCGACAACCTCATTGAGCCATTCTCTAACGTCGAACCCATTCGGCGGTCCTTGCCAAATACCATCAATCAAAAAGTTTTTCATTCCTCGTTCAGTTTTTGGATAAATTCATTCATATAGAAGCAGTCATGTTCACCGCATTTAGTTGCCGTATTTGCACATTCGTCATTGCGGAAGTTGCGGAAGAAACAGCGTTTTCTGTGCTCTTCTATCGCTTTCGCCCGTATCCGCTCCTCGGCCTCCTTTTCGGCAATTTCGATCGCATATTGGGCCACATCTACTCTCACAGCATAATACGGCAGGTCAAATTCTTCGTCCTCAAAACCCACCTCTACTTTCCAGCTGCCGTCATACAGTTCTTTTTCTGCTTTTTGGCTTTTCATTTTCTCTTTCCTTTTAGCTCCGCAACGCGGCGGAGAATATAGATTCTTTGTTTTGTGCGGATATATTTGTTGGCTTGTGTATAGCTCCACCCAAGCGACAATGCAAACTCGCGCAAAAACATAGGTGAATAGTGCATACGAGCCTCTTCCCGCAGTCGTTTCAGTAGGCGTGTTTTCATCCTTCAATCAATTTTGCATGAAAACCATCAATCTCATACTTGCGGCCGCATTTATCGCAGGTAATCGCTCCACCCTCATAATCCGGGCTTTCCAATTCTTCCCAATCGTCAGTATAATTCGTGTTTTTCTCTTTAATCTTATTCCCGCAAATGCACGTAAACTCACAGACGACCTTGTATTCAATGTCTTCCGTATAAATCGCCACATCCAGCTTGCCAGCCTTGGCGGCCTTCTCTGCTTTTTCGGCCTCTTGCTCAAATTTCCGCAAGAGGGCTATTTGTTCCGAATTGCCTATTTCAGGCTTCTCCTCAACATCCCCGCGCATAAATTTGCCATTAACGAGGCGCAACGGCCGCTCAATGCTTGTTACCTGATCTTTCATAATTTTCGTACTTATTTATCGTTTCGAATATCTGCAAGGCCACCTGCGGTACTATGGCGTTGCCGCATGCTTTGATGGATTCCCGGCACCACGCAGGAAAGGAGAGACCAGCCAGTTCACCGGGAAACCCATCATTTCGATCACATACAGGGGATTCAGTCGGGAAGTCGTCCCAGCCTGGTATTCGTCGCTTTGCATTGCCATTCTGGGCAATCCGCTCTTGCGTTTGACTTGGCTGGCCGGGAGACTGGAATTCGTGGCATCGTTGACCGTAGGTGTCGGCAACAGGCCCATCTTGGCCGAAAGGGCCAATGTCGGACGTTCCGCAGCTCCCGGAGACAGGCTCCGGTTGATACGCCCCGACCCGGCATCTATCGCAGTCGGCGTCGGCGGCAACTCCAACGGCATGAAAACCGTCTTGCCCTTCTCGTATTGTTTCAACCCCTGCGTCTGTACGGTGGGCAACAAACCAGCATCTGTCCCGTCGGTGGGGAGCGCCGACACCGCAAGCCGATATAATGTACGGCTGCACTTCGTATCCTGCCGCTTCCAGGTCAGAACACACCGTGTCGAGGACCATTCCTTCCGACCAATTAACAATTCCGTAAACGTTTTCGCCAACGACCCAGCGGGGTCGAACAGTCCGAATAACCCGCAGCATTTCCGGCCAGAGGTAGCGGTCGTCCTCCGTGCCCTTGCGCTTGCCTGCGAGACTGAACGGCTGGCAGGGGAAACCGCCTGTGAGCACGTCGATGCGGTCTCGCCAAACGGCAAAGTCTGCTGTTCGTATGTCTCCGTATTGTTCTGCATCGGGAAAATGGTATTTGAGGATTTTTCGACAAAAAGGGTCTATCTCGCAGTTGAAGGCGTTCGTCCATCCCGCCCACTCGGCAGCCAGATCAAAACCGCCGATGCCGCTGAAAAGGGAGGCGTGGGTCATGGTCATTCGCATAGTCCGTAATAACTCATGCAGCTCGTTGCCGTGTCGTCGTCGAACAAACTGCCCGTAGCGTTCTGCCACTCGACATAGCGCACGACATCACGGATGTCTGGGTATTTGTTACCGCTGGTGATTGCATGGGCGGGTATCTTGTCCGGCCCGAGAAACGAGGAGTGCAATTCCATTTCGAGATTTGCAATCTCGTCGATCCGCTCCGGAGCCTGCCGGGCGATGTTCAGGATGTCCCGCTGATTCGCCATCACGCAGGGCCAGCAGCCAACACGCTTATAGCCCATTCGATACAGCGGGTTCGGCTCCAACCCGGCGGCGAGAATGGAATCGATCACCTGCTGCGCCGACCAGTCGAACACGGGCCGCAAAAGATCGTCGGCGAATTTTTCCCGGAATAATCGTACCTCCTTGCCCCGGTAGGTATGCTTTTTCGGCTTGCCGTTTTTGTCGTAACCGTAAGGCTCAAAATAGTACTTAAAATACGTGCATTGCGCCGACATCTTCGCACGGCTGGCCGATTCTGCCGCCCGGATGCCTTGAATCATCAGCATATTGTCCTGAACTTCGTCCAGCACGTAATCGATCGTTGGCTTGGTTTTGAGTTCTTCCGTGCAGAATCGAGCCCGCGTCGAGGGCCAGCGCTTTTTCTGCCGTGCAAGATCGACCATCCCGTCGTACTTCTTCGACTTCAATGTTACCAGGTCGAGGTGCAGCTTGTCGGCGATGCGGTTGATATATTCGTAGGTCAGCGGATGCTCCCAGCCCGTATCGCAGAATACGGTCGTGAAATTCTTGGTGATATGTTCCCGGGTCCACAACAGCGCTGCAAGGCTGTCTTTCCCGCCCGAAAAGGTGACGATGACTTTCATAGCCTTCCCCCGTTAATACTCCACAGCCGCCCGGCGGTCGATGAAGAAGTGGATACCCGGAGCGCATTCGTTCCAGCGGTCATCGTCGAAGTCGGAGACCTCGACGGTAGCGCCGACCGTATACACGAAGTTCTCATCATGGTTCGAATGAATTGTCTCGATGTCGGCTTTGGTTCCATCAGCATTCTGAATCTCCACCACATAGGCTTTGTCGCAGCGACATTTTTCGCCTCCAGCAGAGCTGCGGCGGGCATCTTCCGGGATTTGCAGCTTCACGATATATCCCGAAGCCTTCTTCCAGCCGATAAAACTGCCATCGGTGGGGCAAGCCATGTATGTACCTTTGGCGCCGCACAGGTTGGCGCCGCGCAGGTTGGCGCCGCGCAGGTTGGCGTCGCACAGGTCGGCGCCGCGCCGGTTGGCGTCGCACAGGTC